AAGGGATTGAGACAGGAGACGGTTTACTTGCAGAAGCTTCTGCAACAACCAATGTTGACGTGTCTTTATTATACATCTCTTTTTGAAAATTCAATTCGTCAATTGGAATAAGTCTGCTCTTACGAGAGGATCGCGCTTCAGAACCTGCTTTAAGTTCTAACATTTCTTCCGAGAGGTTTGCCATAAGATAATCAAACTCTTCTCTATTAAATTGGCTTTGGTCACTTTCTCGGAGTTGAGCATTATCCCATGTAACCTTGAAATGAATTCTAATTACTCGACCCGAGTATTTTAAACCAGGAATCTCGGGGGATGCGTACCACTGTATAAATGGTTTTCTTGATCGTTTTTTCATATAATTTATTTTACCTGTCTCACCCTGGAATCTTGGTACTTTACCGATATACCTGATAATTTTCGTGTTATATCCTGGTAAACCGAAAGTTAATGCTTGTAATCCTTGACCTTCACCTGTCAAATCAACTGCATTTCTTGACGACACACCATCGGGCAACGCATCATCAACAATTTCAACCTCTTCATCATCACTCAATATAATTGCAGTTGCTGCACCTCTTCTAAGTTCGTCTTCACGTTTTCGTTCATCAACAATTTCAACCTCAGAATCATTATCTGACAATGACAAAATACTATCGTCCCCGTCCTGTTCCTTATATTCCGGTTCATCGTCCCCATTTAACGACAGCTCATCGTCCCAGGGATACCGAGACTCCAAGTCGTCCTGATCCTGTTCCTGTATTTCAACCTCAGAATCATCAGTTGCTTCATCGTCATCACTACTCAACTCAATTGCATCTTTTGAAATTTGATCCAAGAAATCGTCACGTGTTTGCCCATCCCAGGCGCCGAGAACTCCATCGTCATCGTCATCCCAGGCGTCGAGATCTTTACCTGTCAAATCAATTGCATCTTTTGCACCTTGATCCAATCGAGTGTCGAGTGTTTCTTCACCCACATATTTAACAGAATCGCCATTGTCGTCCCAACCAAAGAGATCCTCTCCATCATGATCCTCTCCAACATTTGAAGACACATAATCATCATCATCATCCTCATTGTCCCATTCGTTGTTCTGATCAAAGAGATCTTCCTCATCGTCCGCTGGTGGGGCTGAAGGCGCCATTTCACTACCCTTCTCTTTTCCTGCAATAACCACAGCAATGTCTTCTACTACCTCCACATTCTCTTTTTCACCATAAAATGTTAAAACAAGCTTCCACTTTTGTTCTTTTTCATTGTACTCCTTCCCAGTTATTCGAACCTCTTTTTCAAATTTGTCGTAATAAGAGTCAAAGTAAGGAAAGGGCTCATCAGGAAAGGGCTCATCATATTCCGTATCGTCTATTGTTAGACCTGCTTTCTTTAATTTAGAATCAAATGCCTCTTCGCGTGCCTGACGCTGAATGTCCCTTTCCTGACGTTCCTGTTCTTGTTCCTGTTCTTGTTTCAGACGCTCCTCTATGTCCTTTCTCATCTCCAATATTCTTTCAATTGTTGTTTTATACTCTACCGGATTATTAACGTCATCAACTAATCTTAGTTTCCATTTTTCTTCGTCCCATACGAATCCATCAACTTTTCCCTCTAGTGTTTCATTTTCGACGTCAAAAGAAACTTTAGCACCTATCTGAAGATCATTTTCATAGACCTCCTCCAGAAACTCCTCTTTTTTTTGCTCTATTTCACTACCCTTCTTTTTTCCTTCAATAACATTAGCAATGTCTTCTACTACCGCTTCGTATTTTTCAATAATATAGCCTTCTTCATTATAAAATGTTAAAACAAGCTTCCACTTTCGTTCTGTGCTACTGTAGTACTTCTCTGTCAATTCGACATTTTTTTGAAATCCTAATTGATAAGTGTCATAGTAAGGAAAGGGTTCATTTAGTTTCAGATTTGCTCGTTTGAATTCAGAGTTAAATAACTCCAGTTTCTGTTTTCTTGTTCTACCCTCCAAAAAACCAGCGATAACGTAATCAATGTCTTCGAATATATCAAAATCTGTATCCAAACTTAATTTAAGTTTCCACTTTTGTTCTTTCTCATCGTACTCCTTCCCAATTATTTGAACCTCTTCTACAAATTTGTTGTCATCTAAGTCAAAGTAAGGAAAGGACATACCTAGTGTTAGACCTGCCTCATTTAATTTAGAATCAAATATTGTCTGACGCCGATCCCGACGTTCTAGTGTTTCCTGTTCTTGTTCCCGATGTTCCTGTTCCTCAAGTTCCAGACGCTTCTGACGAAGACGCTCCTGACGTTCCAGTTCTTGTTCTTGTTCCAGACGCTTCTGACGAAGACGCTCCAGACGTTCCTGTTCTTGTTCTTGTTCCAGACGCTTCTGACGAAGACGCTCCAGACGTTCCTGTTCTTGTTCTTGTTCCCGACGCCCAATTTCCAGACGTCCCTGTGTATTGGGTGCTTCAAGAAGTACTACTCTAGCTGTACCCATACCTCTTTCTTTTGTTTCATTTTGTCCAGATGTATGCGGTAGTGTATACTGTTGTGTAGCTGCTCGTGCAACTCCTGAACTTGATATTTGAAATCCTTTCTTAATTTTTAATATATCTTGTGTCTGTTCGTCTTTATCAATAAGTAATTCTGGATTAACGTAATTAATCATCCGCTTCAACTGTAATAACTCCTGTTCTGACAACTCCTCTTCTAGACGTGGTCTAAACAAATTCCAATGTGTATCTCCAAGTAATTTGGCCACCTTCTTTGAGATATCCCCCTCTGTTCCTTTACCTAACTTTATTTGGGTACCTGGTTTCAATATTCTTTGCATTTCTTCCCAAATTGTTTTCTGAATATCTTCTAATCTCTTTTTCCCATCATTTTTCTGTGTATCAAGTTTATATATTTTCTGTTGCACTATCTGTAAATTACGTCTAATTTCTCTATCAATATTAAGTTCATTTGAAATGGCATTCTTGTCATTTGAAATGGCATCCTCGTTCCTTAGACGAATATGCCCCTCATTGACCATAACCTTTTCGGCAGTGACATCTGAAACTTGTTTGGTAAACACTTTCTCCCATTTTTTTCCACCAAACATACCGTTTCCAAGTGATTCCCATACCTCACCCGGTTTTAATTCCCGATTTATTCCAATTATTTTATTTGATTTTTGAAAATATATAGTTGGTGGTTCTTCTTTTTTCGGTTTTTCTTCTTTTTCTTCTTTTTCTTTCCTTGAATCATTGGCCTTAATTTTTCTTCGTGTTTCTAATTGTGTTTTTAATAGTGTTTCTAATTGTGTTTTTAATAGTGTTTCAAAATTTTCCTCATCTTCTTTGTCAATTTCAATTGAGAATGGCGTGAAAAGCTTTTTTTGATTTTTTATCCTTCTGTCAATTTCTTTTTGAATATCTTTCGATATAACTTTTAACTCATCAAAATTTAAGTTTTCAATAAAACTTAGAATTTGTGTTTTTGCAATCATCTCTATATATTCGTATTCTTGATATGTTGTTTTCATTATCTCCGGTCTTTCGTATTTTATTTGTTTGGTTCTGATATTGTAATAGTACTTTCCATCATCTCTGATCTTATCATGTTTGACGCCAATCTTATCCTGTTCGAGGTCAATCTTATCCTGTTCGAGGTCAATCTTATCCTGTTTGACGTCAATCTTATCCTGTTCGAGGTCAATCTTATCCTGTTTGGTTTGGGGACTATCTCCAACTGTATATTCTCCCCAATTCTTTTTTTCTGACCTTTCTTCTTGTATCGTTTGTAAATTTAATAATAGTTTAAGAATCGCCTTTTTTTTCCCATTTGTAATATTATATTTTGACATCCACTGTAATTAATTTTGTCGATGCAGTATATATAGTATTGTTTTGTAAAGAAACATGTTTCTTTGTCGACCCCGTCGAACTAATCCTTTTCGGGATCAGTCTTCATCTCCCTATTCTTTTGGCTTCTACGGTTGCCTACTATGCCTACTATTATTGTTTCTGATTTTGTTTCTACGAGATACCACTCCTGTCGTCTTTGTCAGTCCTACTATTGCTGACATGTTATTGCCACAATCTGATTTCGTAAACAGTGCCACTATTGACAATGTATATTGGCGTGTCTCTATCCGTCATATTAATGGTTTATTATCTGATGTCTGTCAGCATGAAAACTACATGGTTTTAACTAATAAGAATATTCAGTCGGACAATGTCCGTATGACTGAAAACTATATCTATTTGTGTACTCCTATCTCTAACATCCAATCTATGATTAACGCTAGAATAGTTGTCTCCACTTCTTCTAATACCAAAACGGTACGTTGTAAGGAATCCTATGGCGAGGTTTCTAAGACAGTAATAAGACAATATCCTTTTTCTCTTAAATATATCGACGCTGAACAATTCCAACAACAAACCAAAGTGATTCGAACTGCTCAAAACGCCTGTACAATTTTACATGCTATCGATGTTATCCAATCTAAATGGGAATAAGGTAACCTTGCATTTTTAGTATATAAAGATAAACCCTTACTCTTAAAATGGAATCTGCTATACTTTTAAATCGTCAAGATCTACAAAACGGTACTCTTTTTCTTCGTCAAACCCCCACTATCAACACCTGTCGCAATATAATTCAACAACAATTGTTCTCTAATGGTATTACATTCAACGATCGACCTGGTAAGGTTTCAGCTGATGTACATATGCAGGAAATAATGAATGACTTCTGGTTACCATTCTGTAAAGACTTACTTGACGCTGTCTTATCCCAAGGTTTTGCTGTTGTACGTCTAGTAACAATGGCTGACGACCTCTGTGTCCCAATAGTGGTCGAAGCAACAGCTGTCAATATCTATTTCAAATATGAACTAGGAATTCGTGAATACTTTGTAAAAGACCATGAGAATAACATTATTCCCGATACTGTGGTCTTGGACAGTTTTGGTTATTCGCCTACTTCAAAGGGTCGTCTTTGTTCCATTGTTTGTAATCTATTACCAACAGTTCGTTATATGAATGCACTAATGGGAACTTCCGTTTCTATGGAACAATCCCGTGCCAATCCAATCATCCTTACTGAGTCGGTTGATCTCAAATCTGATAATATTGAAGGTATCCAATATGATTATTATGCCGACGGTGACATGCAGGATGACAGTGTTCGTAATAAATTCCAAAGAAACCGTTCAAATGTGGAACAGTTAGCTCATCAACAGCAGATGTATGATAATTTTTTCGGTAATCAAGGTGGTATTTCTTCTGGTGGTAATGTACTTGATAATGTAGTAGCCTTACCACTTGGCCAGAAATTAGTCAATTTACCCTCACAGACAGGACGTTCTGATTTAGTTGCGCAACTTAAAATGCAAGAAGATATTATTTGCGGAGTTTTTGGAGTTCCACGAGCTTTATTTATGTCCGATACTCCCCATAAATCTGATTCTGAAGGTTCGCATGATATTTTCCAAAAAACAATAATGTCCTGGAAACATGGTATCCAAGCGGCATGTCAACAGATCTTTAGTTTAATCTACGCTGAAGAGATGTCTGCCAAAGTCTTAACGGCACTCGGCAAAAGAAAACGTAAGAAGGGATCCGATACAATAGCTGAGGTTTATGCTTTAAAAAAGAAACTTCAGGTTGAGATTACTTTCCCACTTTCTCCCTTTGTGGATATGGATGGTCTTTACAGTCATTATGAGAGAGGTATTATAAATTGGGATACTATGGTACATCATACCCAATCCGGTCACGCATTACCACACCAAAAAATGCCCGAACAAAAACCACAACGAGAAACCAACGCCACCTTGACAAACCAAAAAAAAAAATAACAAATCCGAATGTAATGGAAAAATAGATATATAAGTAATATCAAAGAAAATAAAATGTCACGTCGAGCCAACACTGCTAAAGGCGATGAGGATAATTTATTAGATAACGATATTGAAGCTTGTAAAGGTAAAACAGATAGTATTTATGAATTAATGAAATTACGAGAACTTCAGTCATTTATCACCAAAATATATTGGCTTGTGATCATGTGTTTTTTAGCTATTGGTGTTGTGCTTGCTATGGTTTTATCCGATGGAACTTTTAAAGATGTATTTATGGCTGAAAATATCTTATCCAGTGTAGGTATCTCTGCCTATGTAGTCTTGTGTGCACTCATGATTCTTTGTAATGCACACAATGAGATGCGGGTTATCTTACTATTAAGTATTCTATTTTTTACCGGCTGTCTCTCGGGATTTATGCTTGCTTTACATTTATTAGATTCTACTATAACACTTACTAAAGCAAATCATACTTTATAATCTTTTTATAATCTACATCTTTTTCCTTTGGTGCATATTTCCCTACAGCAAATAATTTGCTATTTGCTTCCATGTTTCAAACTCATCAAATGAGTTTGTTGTTTTGGGGTGTTTTTCATAATATTTCTCTACAACTATTTTCAATAATTTTGTAGTATATAACTGTGTAACCATAAACAAACAAATGGGTAGACATCATACTGTACAATTTAATTTCCAACCAACAGAAGCTAAAACGTCATCTTTATTAAAAGCAAAGGAACCCAAGTCCAACACGCCGGGGTTAATCCAAAAATGTGCATGTGAATTCATAGGTACGTTTTTCTTGTGCTCAACAGTAGCTTTAAGTGTCGGGGTCGGTGCTGACATGGCTGCATTGGGCATTGGTCTTTCCCTCGGGTGCATGGTGTTTGCCCTGGGGCATATAAGTGGTGCAAATTTCAACCCTGCCGTCAGTCTTGCTATCTTTCTTCGTGGAAAACTCCCCATGGTAACGGCTCTTGCGTATGTCATTGCTCAAATGGCAGGTGGTTTCTTAGCAGCATTTATCCAAAAACTTGTTATTGAAGATTGGTGCAAGGACGCCGACGACGTCATCATCTTGGATAGATCGTGTATCTCTGGGTACCCCTCACCTGATGCAAATGTTAGTTGGTTGGCCGCTTTTTATATAGAATTGCTCTTTACATTAGCCTTGGCACTTGTCGTCCTCAACACTGCTACATCCAAAGGAACTGGAAGTAACTCTTTCTATGGTCTTGCGATTGGTCTTACTGTAACTTTTGGTGCAATTGCTGGAGGATCAATTTCTGGTGGAGCTTACAACCCTGCGGTGGGATTGGCATTGCCATTGATTCACGGGGTAACAGAAGACGCAGGATTATATTTTTTGGGCCCGCTTGTGGGTGGTGCTTTAGCTGCGCTTATTTTCCAAATGACAACGTCTGAAGCAGATTTTACCGAAGAAGCCGAAACTAGAATTAACGGTGTCGTATTGGATCCTTTGTTTGCCAGGTTACTGCAAGAAATGGACGCACAACGAGCTCAGCTGGGACGCTTAGATGCGAAAATGTTTCCCATCGACAAAACAATTAAATTGTAGAAATACAAATAAAAAAGTACCTTCTATCAGTTCTACACTACCCAAGACTATCTCTCTGTATACCAATCAATATCAACAGTGCTTTTATACCAATAGTCCGCACTTCCTCCACGTTCTTGACTAAGTAACTCTCCCTGTTTCATAATGTACTGACCTGTGGCATCTCTGGTACCTGTTTTCCAACCCTGATCTTCCACAAACCCAATGCGAACACGGCCATTGCGATCTGTTTGTATTCTCGGAACTCCCGGAGATTCATCTGCGTCTAAATGTATTAATCGATCATTATTTAGAGTGACCAACCAACCTGACAATAGTATGAGTACTTGCATTTCTGCAGAAAAAAGTGATCTATCCAAATGAGATCTAATATAATGATCTAAGTAATTTAATGTTGGATAGATATAACGCTGTCCATTGTTATTATGTACATATTCTCGACAATAACACCACCAATGTACATACATTTCTGTTGACACTGTTCTTTTTTTTTCATTTAAAGTTTCATCCAAGTGCCAACTCCAAGTATTAGTTGGCTTCGAAGATTTGATATATTGAATAGCCTGTTCACAATTATTAGGCAAATTTTCATCTATCCCCCATGTGCCTATTTCTGTCGTTTGTAACCAAATAGCGACAGAATCCTTTAAATCATTATTGCCCCTTGAAGCACTATATCTTGCTTCTAACCACCGTTGTACATTAGAGTCTTGCTCCCAGTTTTGACGTGTTGGTGATACCAACAAGCTATTTCGCCAGTAATCAGAATAAGTATCACTGGACACTACAAAAGAAGTGCGTGGTAGTTCGTTTTCAACTGGGGATTCCGAGAACATGTTTATGTAATAATTATAGCCTATTTAAATAATCAATATTTGTAATAGAGATGTTAGAAATATTCGTGCTATCAAGCATGTTAAGTGGTTTCTTTTGGTTTAATGCTGATGTCACCCTGTGGTTTGTCTCTGTTCTGGTTGCCACTATAGCCCTAACCAAATATGATAATGACACTTATATGACTTCTGCTGATATCCAAGAAGGTCTACAAAAGATGAAAACAACACCCTGTTGTAATCTAAGCTGTTTCCAAAACCCCAAACTAATTAAAATATATACATTGAATCTAAGATTAATAACTGGCATCTTTGCGATGGTCTCTCTCTGTGTTACCTTTTTCTTGAAAGAGGACTTTGCAAATCAGGTTCAACTAATCTCCGCCTATTGGGTTGTAGTCTGTCTTTGTTGGTTTGTAGCATTAATACCACGTGTAATTAGCCTGTTACAGTGTGCAGCCGCACAATCAACACCCGCTATCCTTCGTTATCGCAACATAATGTCAGTTTATCTAGTCCATGACCTTTTTTTAGGGGTCTTCTGGCTCTATTTATCGGTGATGTTATATGATTTAGTGGATGAAGACGATAAAGAATGGCGTAAAATTTTTATAACTATGTTTTGGTGGCATTTTATTATTTTAGCGGGGTTAACTCTTTACGCAGAAACAGAAAAAATGGAAACCAAAACATGTTGTGGGCCTAAATCCATGAACAGATGGCGACAATTTTTTCTTCTTTTCTCTATTTGTATTAGTTATATTATTATTATAGAGAGAATGAGAGCAGATCAGTTATCAAAAATGGGGATATCTCTGCCATCGCTCTGTTTGTTTGAACTCTCATTAATTTTGGCCTATTTTTGTAAGAAAAACAACTTTTCACAACACAACAAAATAGAAAAGTCTGCTTCGCTGCCCCGGACGGGGTTATTATTTTTTTAAGAAGTTTATTAGATGTTAAAAAAAACACACTATATAATCATCCCTCAATACATAACAAAAATGTCACGATTGGCGTTTCGAGCACCTTCTCCTATTCAAGAGATTACATCAGTAATAGTACCGACAACTCACCACCATATTGTAATTGAAGCAACTATGCAACCGGTAGGGTCTAACAAATATCAGAAGAACAGAGTAGAGGAACAGGGAACAGTTCTACAACAGTTAAGAAAAAACGGCAAAGATATTTTTGACTATAATGAAACAAGACAAGTCACCAGTGCAAGTACAACACTTTACCAAACAACCGAAACGTATGGTACCTCAATGAGTATTGAGAATATCATCGAAACTTTGAGATCAGCCGATCTTACCTTGAGAGTTAATTTTAATAGACCAGGCAAACATTCAAATACAACATGTATGGCATTATCTTCAGAGACATTGACTCGCTTAATTGCAACCAACCCCGATTCAAACGGTAACAAGATTGCCGAATTACGTGTTGCCGCAGAACAGTCTGCAGCAGTACCAAGTCACGGTTCTTTTTATATCGCTATTACACAAAAAGGAACACAACATTATTTGAGTCATGTCGATTATAAGATTTTGACAGCGTACGATCAGATATATCATAATTAAAATAAAACTGAAAAATGATACTATATATAAAACTAAAGAATAATTTAAAATGTTTTCAACACTAGTATTACCTACCAAACGAGAAATAATGAAAATGTCTGAAAAGGAGTTAATTGAAAAACTTATGAAGATCTATCATAAGTTAGAACCAGAACTTAAACAGTCTCACCCACAGTTACTCGCCAAACATATAGCCGGTGTTTTTCAAAGAGCAGAACCAAAGTTTGACTTTCAAAGAGCTGAACCCGGCGGTTGGGGTGGAAAGACACTGTTGCAGATTATCATGGCGTTACTTGCATTGATTGCCGCAGAGGGAGGAACAACACCTTCTGGTAATATTTGTATTGGAGAACGGTGTCCGCCTTCTGGTACACCTACCATTACTGTACAACCGCCATCGACACTTTGTCTTGGAAAAGGGTGTTCGCCTTCTGGTACACCTTCTGGTACACCTCTTTACCACGATCCGCCATCGAGTTGTCCGCCTACTGATATGCCATCGAGTTCCTACACAGTATCACTTGACCAAAAGCAAGAGATCCACGAGCAATTAATTCAAGCTAGACAACGACTTGCTGGATCAGTAGAGCGTCAATTAGCAGAGGATCGATCGATGCAGAGTCGATTGCTGCATACGTACATATACAGTCATAAAGTATCACCAGAAGATATAAGGGAGTATCATCGCAAAGAACAAAACAGATATAAAGGCTTACTTCAAGGGCTTTTTGGAAAGGATAAATTTAGGAAAGATACTTATAATCTAGTTCAGATAATACCTCTTACAGAAGTCACGTTGGACTCTTTAAGAATTAATCCGGAATTTTTAAACCGAGTTGAGTATAATCAACCAGTAGATGACATTATAAAAACTACGGTGATTCAATTATCGGATCAACTAGCTGGTCTAACAGAGCCTGACAGAAAAGAGATAGTGAAAAGGGCAACTAATTATGTGAAACAAGAAACCAAGACATTTCTCTTAGATCTTCCGTTTTTTAGTTACGACGAAGATACAAAAGATGGCAAAGTTACAAAGGATCAATTGCTCGAAAAAATGCGGGGTGTAATAGGAAAGCATATGAAAGATATTCTCAAGGGCTCTGCACAAGGAAATATTAGAAAAGTAGCTGCGTTATATTTGGCTGCTAATTCCCAAGAAATTCTCATGAAGCTGCACAAAGACGGGCCAGAGAGGACAAAAGCACATGGTCTACAATATACGAATCCAACAATCGAAGAATCGAAAATTGTATTGCAGCACTGGCTTTTATATGATTTTCCAAACGACAACCATTTTCTTTTACAAAGACTATTACGGGAAAATATGGAAAATAGGGTGGATGATATTTTCGAGATGGCAGATGATATTAGAGGTCTTCTTGATGAGACATCTCGGTATCTTTTGGATGAATTTGACTCTTTAAAGAAAGAGCGCGACGGTGCGACGTTTAACAGGGGGAGAAAAGCACAGGATAAAGATAGCGAACCACAGCTGACTTTGTTAGATGAGCTAAAGGAGAAGTTGCAAAATTTTATAACGACAGTAACTCAAACAGCTATTACCGTCGTTGGTGCTGGCTTTGCTGGCGGCTTGCTGACCGTTTTGGGTGTAATATATTGCGCGATGAAAGGTAAACGCAACAACAATAATCGTCTTCAAGATCGTACAAATCTACGACTGGAAGCCCTTCTAGAACTGGAAGAACGTCGACTGGAAGACCGTCAACTGGAAGACCGTCAACTGGAAGACCATCTACGACTGGAAGACGGGGAAGACCGTGGAATTCCAGATAAAACGCCTAAACGAGGTCAAGGTAAATCTACTCAACGTAAATCTAGTCAAGGTAAATCTACTCGATCTAAAACACCCAAACGAATAAGTGTTCGCATCTAATCTCCAAATAATTAAAATCATATTTGAAATGAAATGAGAGGTAAAAAAAAATAAAGAAATAAGTATATTATTTACCAACTATGGGGGCGATAAAGACTTTGTCCTGTTTAGTATGTACTGCAAAGACACCATTACTCATAAAAACCACAGAAATATCTTCATTTTGCGATAAGAAATCCAAGATTTTCATAGAATCTGCTTCGCAGGTAAAACTGGCTCCTTTCTTGGGGATATTTTTACAAGAAAATAAGGTTACCAATTTAAGAGTAGTATTGCATTCCATTTGAACTGTTTTCTGACCAGCAAAACAGCTAATTGTAACAGTTTCTTTAAACAACTTCCAACTATGGAGAAACCCGCTACCCACCAAATCAAGCTTAATATCTTCTTCTGTACCTAAAACGTCAACGACCGGTGTCGTCATTATTGGTAATCTATATTTTAACGCTTGTGTTTCATTTTCACAGGAAATAATAATATCTTTTTTCTCTAATTTAAGTGTTATTGTAGAAAACATATTGATACATTGTTTAACAAATTGACGAATAGTATTTGAAATAAAGATACACATATTTTGGGAAGTGTTGACAGTGACCGATTTGACACAAATGCTATTTTGAGTAAAAGGAAATGTCATAACACTAACTACATTCTTCTCCACAATTAATGTAGCGGGAGTATGATGTTCATCTACCATACCAATCAACGCCTCTGAAAACCAACCAATATCGAGTGTAACAGCCATTTTATTTTGGACTATTATCTATGTTAGTGGTAATAAATATATATTTAACATATATGCACAGACAACATCTACGCATGTAAAAGTCGGCGCTCCGCGTCAATATGTTATGCATATTTCTATATTTTTTCGATAACTGGTATATAGTACATCGCTAAGTGTTCAAAGATGTCGAAAAGATCGAGAGATGATTTTTCTTCAACTCAGGTCTTGAAAAGACTATGTCCTGACCGTCCATATTTACCGATTGGTCGTCCATACAATTTAAAAAGACTGAGAGAAGATGAAGGAAATACACAACAAAAGAAACAACGCTATCTAGAAACATTGAAAAGGGTGGGTAGTTCAACAATTGAAGAAAATCTCCGCAAACGGATGCGATATAGCAAACCATCCGCTGAGGAAGCAATTGCATTTTTGTTACCCCATATTCAGGAATTGCGAAGTCTTTACACCCAAGAAGTCGATCTTAACTCTGCTAAATCCTCCCATATTTTGGAAGTACACCAGTTATTACAACAAGAAATGGAAGCAAAAAAACAATTAGTCTCTAACAATAAAACAATTTTAACTGCCTACAACAAAGTTGTTAACAAAAATAATCAATTACAAAGAGAAATAGCTTTAATAAAATATAGATTAAATTTAATGTAAAAAAGTTATTTTTTTTTTATTCTACCAATATTTTAGTATTCAATATTCACTTTTTTTTCGTATGGTCTTTTTGATGTTGAAAATATTTCCGAATAGTTAATATGTCTAACCCTGAAAATCCAGCATTAATAAGTAGGAAATACGTATATCTTTTCTGTCTATTTCTCAAATATGGGTGAGCTTGCTATTATTAAACAAAATGTACCATTACTGTCCTTTTATTTTATTCTTGGAATTTCGTTTAGTTTCCCTGCTATCAGTCTACGTTACTTCTTAATGGATTTTACTACTCCAGCACAAATGAGTGCCATGATGGGTATAATGTCAGTCCCTTGGATATTTAAACCGGTCTATGGTTTCATTTCTGACACCTATCCTATCAATGGCTACCGTCGTAAACCATTCATGATGATGGGTGCCTTATTTTCAGCTATAATGTGGATTATTCTACCCTTTTGTCAAAAGGATGAACTAATCGTTTCACTGGTGATGACATCGGCTTCGCTGGGTCTGTGTATTGCCGATGTCATGGCTGATTCGTTATTAGTAGAGGCTGCGAGAAAAGAGAACGAGAAAAATAAAGGCATTGTACAAAGTTACAGCTGGATGTTTCGGTTTTGTGGTGCTTTGTTCGCGTCCATCTTTGGTGCCGTAGCCTATGATAAACTTGGTTCTGCTGGTGTTTTTCATCTCAATTCGCTGATTCCTTGCTGTATCGCGTTACTGGCGATTTTCATCCCCGAAGAGATAGTACCTCCCACAAATTTGAAACAAACAACAGGTAAACTTCTAACTGCTATTCAACAGCCTCAGATCTACCGTCCAGCGCTCTTTCTCTTTCTTATCTGTACTACACCCAGTTATAGTAGTGTCATGACCTTTTTTTACCAAAAAGAATTGGAATTTACCCCCGATGAATTTGGCGTACTCGATGTTATGGGACATATTGTCGCTATTTTAGGTACTTGGATTTACAAAAGATTTCTACGACAAGTTAAATTACGGACAATATTTTGTTATTCATTGATAGGCTCATTCATATTAGAAAATACTCTTTTAATTCTAGTGTTCCACGTCAACCGAGAAATGGGCATTCCCGATTATCTCTTTGCGTTAGTAGAACGAATCGCAATTACATTAGCAGGACAATTTATTACAATGCCTATTGTAGTACTTGGTGCGCGATTATGTCCAATCGGTGTGGAAGGCACCTTATATGCATTATTAATGAGTCTAACTAATTTAGGAGGAATCGTTGGAACTGAGTTAGGCTCAATGTTGACCTCGATGTTTGGTATAACCGCTACTAATTTTACCTCCCTATGGAAATTAATGCTGATCTGTCATTTCAGCGATCTTTTACCACTTATATGTTTGAGACTTTTGCCACGTAATTTGGATCGCGAATAATCCGTGTGTTTGACTCGTCTCTGTGGCCCATCTTAACGTCTCTGTGCCCCATCTTAATTTTGAGCTGTAAATAGAGGTATTGACCCAGCTGGATTAGGGCAAAAATAAGTATTATAGATAAATAAAACAAATTCTTCATACTTTCATAAAAAAGTTTCCAAAAATATGAGAACCATTTCCAAACACGTGACCATAACTTTAGAAACCATAAAAAACAAAATAAAGCTATTAGTTGTGGTATATAATATACATAATCAACCATTTTTTTTTAATAACTATTACTTTTATATCGATTTTAAGTATTGTTATTTTTAGCATTTTGCTAAGTTTTTCTACGTTTACGGGGTCTCTGTGGTTCTTCCTGCTTCTGTGCGTAATAGAGTGCTATCAACATTGCGTCTGCTGCGTCATCTTTCTTGGATGATGGGTATGAGTTAAATAGCTCAATATTTGCATTGCTTATCGGTAGTTTTGGAATGATATCAATCGAAGCTTTCTTATTTTTTTTATAATTGCCGGTAGATATTTTGAAATGGCACCTGACCGATCGTGGTGAGATTAAATGACTCTTCCCCCATAAAAGACATTGAAACGCAGTGGCAATGACTTTGAACTTGGCTACCATCTGTGTCTCTATACATATTTGATCAAAATTCCCAAAAATGTCAGATCTTTCACTTATAAATTTTTGGACAAGTTCTGCATATTTTGTTTTCTGTTTTTTCTCAACCCCTTCTGTTAGATCATATTTACCAAATTTTAGAAAAGCATTTGTTGACGTATCATACACGGCCCAACCTAGATTTCTGATTCCCGGATCAATACCCAGAATAATCATTCTATTGCAGAACCTACAACACCTTTATACTTATAGAAAAGTAACTCCAGAATAGTTTGACATATCAAAAAAGGGGGGGGAAAGTTAAATAAATGGATTTATTAACTAACATATAGTATAAAACCTTTCGATTTATCGAAAATGGAATTCCTACCTCTCGATATCGTTGATCACGTCTCCACCTTTTTACAACTATCGGATACTATTGTTTTACTACGTACAACTAAAAAATGGAAACTAACCAAATATAGAGAGAGACAAAAAAGAAGAGTATTTTGTTTATCTCGACTTTCTTCTCGTCGAATTCCCAATGGAAACTGTGTTAATAGTCTCTGTAATCGACGTAAACTTACCTGCATTATTTTAGAGCCGTTAAAATCACAAAATCTGGCTAACTATTGCGCTCCTTGTTTTAAAAAATTTTACCCTAATATAGATTTATATAACTTTGTGGCTGGCTCCTAAACAAATTGTATAGTATATAGAATATTCACAACATATATTACTTTTATACAGTAGCACTACTCTATCCCCATCATTTTTTCTACCCCCTACCCCGGTCAATTTGATATAATGATTGGTAGAATGTTGGTCTCTAGTAAACCGGGAGTCGTTTTTATCGAATCTATTGGAGCAGCACTCTTTGATTTGGTGAGTAAAATTCTCACAGTGATCGTAGTTCTATTTTTAGTGATCGTAGTTCATAGTCTTATATCTAATTTAGTTGATAAATGTTGTTCCGATCAAACATCTAAAACCCTCGAGATTCAGATCTATAATAAAGTTGAATTAGTAGAAACATGTGCAATTTGTTTAGAAAAAGAAGGAAATGGTTTGTATAAATTGCAATGTTCCCACGTTTTTCATCAATCTTGTTTTACGAAGTGGGCACCAAAAAAGACTTGCCCTTTATGTCGTCAGAAAATTTTTTAAAAAATCACGAAGCGTCTTAAAACTTTGATGTTCTATTTTGGAACCAAATCGAAGAGGCTCCATTTCCTCATATGTAGGGAATATATTTACGGAAACATCGAATTTCTTGTTTGGTGTTTCCGTAAATATATTCCCTACATATGAGGAAATCGGGCTGTTTGGACAAACTCCAAAAAAAGTATAAAACTATATAAAACTGAGATCTGCTCTTTTTCTTTCTTCGATGACTGCAGTAAATGGTGGTTTGTAATTGTGGTCAATTGAAAGTAGTGCTGTGCCTTCGGTGGGGTTAAATGTGTAACTCCAGTAGATAGCATCCAAAAACACGTGATGTGATACGATAATCACTACACCGATTTTCAATAATGTTAGCGTGGTGAAATCAATCGTATTTGCAGCCGAATTGAAAATAAACACCGCAAATCCAACACACGAAATGGCAGTTGCCCATAACGATAATATCACCAAATTTTTATAGCTTCCGCCATTTCTAATCGATAACAACGTTAAAGGAGCCCAAGCCGATGCCGAAACCAAAAATACGACGTAACATGCCAACAAATAGGCACGGTTCGTATCAAAATTTTCATCAAACACAAACCAGTCTTCGGATTGAAAAATGAACATGTAAGTCATATAGAGAAAAGAAACCACTGTCAAAACCATAGAACCAAACCAGAAGTAGAAAATAGTCCTATGATTTGTTGGAGACAGACCTGCCCAAAAAGCTTCCAGTTCTTCGGATGAAATATTAGAAAAAAAAGCTAACCAAATGTAACTTCCCACAACAAAATTTCCGAGTATTAATTGCACGGTTAGCAATGCAGTATACATTTTAAAAATTGTTAATTGTACATAAATAGTGTATTATTTTCTTATTTTATTTTTTAATCTGCAACACAAGTTGGTGAGTTCCAAGACGCTCCACTGTCAATACATGTATCATATCTTGTCCCCGAATTTCCACAGTCACGATTACCACCGTTAGTGCAGACGGCAACGCCTGACGCCGTGTAATCAGTTGCACATGTAAATGCGAATTCGTTTTCGGTAGAAGCTGATTCACCGTCGAGGACACTTGGGGTATATTTACTGTTTTCTTTCTTTTATAGGCTATTTCTTTTATAGGCTAAATATCTACTCCAAAATTTAATAAAACGGAAACAATGTCACCAATAAACAACATTCACATCTGAAATTTAAAAAAAAAAATGTATTTTCTATTTTTCTTCTGTACTAATAACTAAATCATTGCTTCAATCATTCTTTTTTTCTACGTTGATCGACTTTGTTACTCGGTTACGGTGCGTTGATGTCCTCGAGCTTTGTTAAGTCCTCGGTTGGTGTTAAGTTCTCGGTCTTTGTGTTGCCGGGTTGGTCTGTTTTTTCTTCTTTTATTTCTTTTATTTCTGCTTCGTCTGTATTAATAACTTGAAGTTCAACGGCAACAATTGGTGGTTCGCTCATATTTTTATCAGATTCTCTGGTTAAAAATTCACATTCACACTCGGCCATGACTGCCAATGTAAGTTTATCAATCAAAATTTTATTCTTATTCTCCATAGTAAAGACTGACCAATCTTCTTCCTTTGCTTTAGCTGGACTATCTACAAAAAAACTAACACATCGATATTGTTTCCCTTCAATTTCAATTTTGGAGTATAGTACTTTATTCTTAATAGTTCTATTATGCGCAAGCATAGTTATATTCGTTAGTTTCTTATTGGCGATCATTTTACTTCACTTGAATACAATGGTTATACCTTAAACCCATAAGTAATTGGATTTAAAATATCAATCCGCTCAGGTTCAGTTTTCGCTTTCGCCTACCTAATTCCGGCATATCAAATAGTTGTTTTGACATTGATACTGGTGTAGCGATGGCTATTGCGGGTTCTACTTTGTGATATTTGGGAAGATCTGAACTATGCCCTGCTCGTCTACACAGTAAGGCGGAGGACATCGCGAAAATAAGATGTGTAATTAACATGGCAACGGATGACCACATCCACTGTCGATTAATTAAATGTCGATGTTTATTACAAACCGCATTACAACCCCAATAATAGCAATATGCCAGGGCCGGTTGACTTTCGAATTTATTGATAATGTTCGAGGCATTTGTTTGAATAAAATCGAGCTGCTGCATATTATGCACTTTTGTTACACTTGTGAGAGGCCCTGCACTATCATCTAAACTCATCACTGTCGCCGGATCATCTCTCCATCCATACGATTTAGGAGATGACCAATCCATAAAGGTCTCTACATTATATTCACATTTCACTTCTTCTGATTGGGACGGAGCAGTTAATTGACAAGTATTACCCATAGATCGGGATCGCATTTCATCCCAGAAAAAGAATTGACAATCACCTCCTAATGGTGAAGTATAGATGATTGGTCTGTCATGAACGGCTTCAAAGCGTGTTGTAGGACATCCAGTTGCAACTCCCGTATCGGAACAAGTCCTTTCGACATCGGTACCGATCATCCCTAATGAGGAAAGACGGGTTGTCATAAAAACTGATTCTCCAATTGAAGCAACTATAAAATAAATGAGAACAATACTGATAACATTTCTGTCGATTTTATGTGGCACTGCAACAGCGAGCATTCCGATGATGACAGTTAAGCCCGCAACAACTGTTTCGATAATAGCAATGGTGTATGGGATGTCCTGCTCGTCCATTCCGGATTCACCAGCTAGATACAGCTCGTTATAGGGTGTTAAGTAAAAGGTAGTAATATAAGAGAATGTTAAACCAATTCCCACAAAAATGCAGGAAGCAGATAAGATTGAAATTAAATTCCAGTCCATTAAATTATTAGAATCTATATTTGTATTTATACTATCAAAATATAGATTATAACTGTTGTATTTTTTGTTGTAACTCTTCTATTAGTACTGGTAAAAACTCTCTTCTTTTTATAAAATCTGATTCATGAAGTTGCTCCCGCGTCATCGGATTACTAGAATGTGAATTAACCCAGGTTAATAAACAAACTCTATCAAAGATATGTTTAGACGGTGTTTGTACTAAATCTGTGGTAAATTCTAATGAAATGGGACATCGAAGTAGATGTCCCATTTCAATCCAAATTGAATTTCCTTTAAATTTTTCTTCTAGTTTTTTCATAATAATTATTAAAGCCCCACTGCTATTTGCTTCTAGAGCTTCTAGTATTAAGTCCGGTGTAATATCAGTACAGAGTTGAATAGCTCTGCTGACAAAGCGATGCTGAGGCCGGTGTCGTAACATGAAACGACAGAGATTTTTAGATACTATTATTTTAGAATTACCAAGTAAAGTCTGAATATGTTGAAGACGATTATACCTACAGGCAAAACTTAATGGACATTGTCCATTGGTCATTACCCCATTTGGGTCTAGACCCTGATTTAAACAGGTATAAAGATAAAACGCATTAACAGTCATCAGAATATTAATAGTATTAAGTGGTATTTGCTTTATTTTGCGTACAACTTCTTGGAATAAGCGTTGATGCTGCCTTTTGATGACTGGTACTAAACAATAGGACTCCATTTCCTTTATATTGAGAATACATTGTAAAGCAATTCGAACATGCAATGTCGTTAATATTGTAACCCATTGTTCTTGGGATGGGATTAATCCGGTCGTGATGTATTCTACTACTTTTTCAGCCTCTTTCTTCGTCATTGTTGGATAAATAACAATTGGTAGTTTTGTCTCCATTCGACAAATTATAAAAAAGGTTATATACTATCGTATATAACATACGTGCCTTTGATTAAACATATAATTAATTTCTAAGTAGTTTGTAATACGCTTCTTCTTTTGTTTTTGATTTGTTTATTCTAATCGTTTTTCGTTTCCAAACTATAGCAAAATGGCGATAACGTGCTAATCTCCTAGCAAATGCCAGCAAACTTCTTATTGACTTCTCACCTTCACCCTTTCCCAACATTTCCCACATATTTGAATTTTTATCGGGTTTAACTGTTTTACATGGTAGTGACTTTTCAATCAATTCCCTATTTTCCAGAATATATGGATAACTTTTTTCAATCACATCTTTGTGTACCCATTCACCATTAATTAAACCCATAGCTTGAAAAATATTATCAATTAGCTCGCAACGAACCACATCCTTTTGTTCTAAAGCAGACATTTGTCCAATAAGGTTCATTTATATACTGTGGTTTTTGGTTATTGTCACAAATGAATTTCAGAATATTCTTAATATATATCGAAATGTTCTTTTGAAGACTCATTGACATCTGCCCCCAGAATTTTGGACAAATGGACAAACGAAAACCGTTAACAGAACTCACAGAATTTGGACATATATTATAATATAGTATCGAAAAATTACTTTTTTTTTATATTTATATTATTATTATTATTATTTGTGAGTTCTGTTAACGGTTTTCGTTTGTCCATTTGTCCAAAATTCTGTGTAGAAAGTTAAGGCCCTTTCGTTGCCCAAATGCCCAAAATTATTTGAAAAAAGTATTGTATTATTACATTTGTTATTTTATTATTGTTACTATTTTATATTTTTGTTGTTTTAATTTTTTGACTCGTTATCACAATCACATTTTGTATCAATGCGTAGTCCAAAAGCTCTGATCCCGTTTGATCTTTTAAAGAGAAACCCAAATTTTGATTGAATTTCCACCATTTGTTTCAAGAAATCGGGTTTATTCATTGCGGGTTTGCCCGCTTCTTCACACCAGTCCGAATATGGATCGTAAAGATCGCCTCTTGGGGTGCTATGTTTCATGTTTTTAACAGTGCTTTTTTTCAATACGATATTGTTATCGATTTTAACACCTGTTGTGCACATTTCTCTGACCCATTCTGATGCTGAGTCTTGTTGTTCGACATAGCTATTGCTTGCTTCAGAAACAACTCTTGGAATCTGACCCAATGAATGATTTTCTAAGAACATGTTGGCACCTTCGGCCATCCAAGAAAACAATGCGTTTTGCGAATCTTGAGAAAGCATGCGAATGCATTTTTGATTGTTCTCTTCGTTTTTAACAATTTTACCCTCGCAGGGGATCACAACAACTCTACGATTCATTGCCTCTTCCAATAAAGATAATTGCGGTATATCATTTGTAAACAATGCCAAGACCGCCTTCATAACAAACTGAGTTTCAGCTTTTCGTAGACCGCGAATCGTTTGTGGGTCACCACCAGTAAGTCTTTTGACAAGTGTATTGTTAAAAACACAATTCGGACTGAGTTCAGAAGCAACACATGCTCTTGCTCTGGGCATGTTCATCAATTCAGTGGTACAGCGACCTTTTCTTTCTTTTCCAGTTTGCATGAGCACTTCTTCACCAATTGTCACGTAGTTGCGTTGATCAATGAGTACATTTCTGATCCATTTGAACGTTTCAGATTTACCCGTATCCGTTTTCCCGACAAAAATGAAGATTTTTTTCATAATTACTGCCTCGCGAGTGCACATCACGCCAGCCAGACGTTGAAGATAATTCAACATTTCAATATCGTCGTTGCAAAAGGTTGTCAACATTTCAATAACAAAACGGCGTTCTTCGACTTTTTCTTTGTCAATATCCGTTGTTGCTGCACTCGACGGGATTGGAATGTATTCGGTGTTCAATTCGTAAGACCAATAATCAGAATGACAACGAGGACGTACTTGCAACGTTTTGAAATCAATGACATTACCACCTTTTGTTGGCAATTCTGTGCTGGACATATTGACAACTTCTTCAAATTCTGGGTCAAAAGCATCAGCACAAATCATTTGAAAGATTCCACCCAGTCCGTTCCAAGAACCTATTAGTTTCAATATTCTTTTGGTTTGTTCTAATTCGTTATGTAAGGCTTCGAGTTTAGAAGATTCCGATTTGTGATATTCCTTATCTTTGTTTTCATCGATTGCAGCTAATAAACCCTGTAGAAATGTGTAGTTATCCATACACCATTGGACTTGTTTGCTAAACAATACTTCAAAAAAATGACCAATTTTGTTTCTAAGTTTGTTTTTAGCCATTTCTTCCCATAGCAATGTATTTTCATTCCAATAATATCCAGTACCGTTATCATCTACAGTTTTAATGTTGTGTCCTTCGTAAATAAAAAATAACTTGGCTAAGCCATGATCGGATTCCATTGCTAAACTATTGACATGGTCGTTTAATCCCATGTGAAACCACCAGGTGGATGGTAATATTCCAGAACGCCACTCGTAGCAAGACCAATCACTCATGCGATGTAGTTCATGTCCCTGGCAAGTCCAACAGTTGTCTTTGTCTATTTCAATACCGTATTCTTCAAAGTCATCCTTTGTAATATCTCTTAGTTTCATCCAACAATCTGGATATTCGGTGATTTGACGTTTGACTTGATATTCTTTAGTGAAATTAAAGTGAGTTAATTCTTTTTTTGATTTCTTTTTGGAAATTGTAGTATGCATATCAGCAGGTTTTCTTTTATTTGTAGAAATCATGGTATTGATGGGTGAGATTACCCGTCCTTTATACTCCATTTTTGTTATTATTTTTCAATGCCAAATCGAAAAAATACAAAATATTCCTACCATATTCCTACCATATTCTACCGAATATTATCTGAAACTAATATACTAGAAAAATAACCACCAATACAGTCACTAAACTACATGTTAATATTCTAGTAGTCATATTTCTTCATCTGTTTCCAACAATTCTTGTGGAATTTTCTACTGTTCCAATCTTTATGGTGTATAACACCATTGGCTCGTCTATTGGCAATTGGTCTTAATTTTGTACAACATTTGACACAATATCCTGGTGGTAATTTACAGCCACAACCGACACTGTTCCAATCGTTGCATAACACTTTTTTAGGCAGATTTCCAATAAATATTTGGAAGTCGCAATGGTTACAACGGTTGGAATGTATATCTAGCATCCATTGGTATGCATGATTGGTACATAGTGGGCAAACCACTGAGGCATCATCCGCAGTTGACATTTACTTTATCTCGAACTTTGTATATACTCCAAAAATAACTTAATTCAATCAAAATGTTAAACAAAGAGAGAACAAAGAGCAACAAATATCATACGTGCCTTTGATTCCTTTTTTTTTTCTCTTGTACGAACATCTGTGGTTCTCTGGCTAAGAAGTCCATTTTTTTTATTCACGATCTGATATATAAGTGTCTGTGATCAATTATAAATGGAACTATTATTAATTAATAAAGAATATTTTGTTGCAAAATGTGTTTTATTTGAAACAATGTCGTTATCGTTAGTAGATTTTGAACAAGAGTTAGAGCAATATGACCTTAATTGTAAAAAGATGCGTTTTGATGGTGATAATATCCATATTACGTCGGTTATACATTTTCTACAGTATTATATTGACAAATCTCCTACATTACAGTCAGAATTGGTTCAGTTATTACATGGATTGGTACAGTATACTAAGAAGAAGAATAAACGTAAATTAAGCAGATCATTAAGAATTGAAATTGCGTATCGGCAAGAATATAAATGCAACATTTGTAAAACATTTCCAATACCGCCTACATTCGAAATTGACCATATCCATGAATTACAAGATGGTGGTTGTGATATTGCTTCAAATCTCCAAGCACTCTGTCCTGACTGTCACCGAAACAAAACGTATCAAAAGAGATTGGAACGAAATCCTCTGTTTCAAAAACCTGTTCCTTATGAAAAATATTTTCAAACCCGCAAATCTTCCAATGTTTTTTCAAAATACTTTTCACAGCCTAGCTTGTTATAAGTTTTGTTGAATAGTGGTATATAAATAACGTTGACTCTGTTTAAAATGCCTCTGACTTTAAAGGAATCTTGTAAAATGTTCGAAAAATTCCACCGTCAAAAGCAAAAAACAACTACATTTGAAGAGTTTAATGCTTTACATGGTACCTGTTTACCCAAAAACGACAGTGTCTACACTAAATTTATGTGTAATTTGCATAAAGCCAAGAAATCGGAAGGGATTCCTGTTACCCGACGATTAATGAGTCTCTTTGACCATTTATCGTCGGGGCCGCAGGTTATTGCGACTCCAGCGCCTCAAGCGCAGATTCCGATGGCGCCATCTACAATTCTATCTGGTCTCTCCCTTCAAAATAAAATCCGCACTCCAGAGCAAGGTACTATTTTATCATACCGTGATCTTTTATCCAAAAAGTCGGGTAGATTTGTGGACAAAAAGGGATTAATGGTACATTTTGTCGAACCAAAAGGTATTCCAATGTTAAGTAATACATGTAAATTATCTAAAATGAATGCTAAAACTCTCTTCGACGGTCAAGGAAAATTAACAATGAGAAACAATATCCAACTTGAAATGGAGTCACTGCAAGTAAATAAAGAGGACTATGAAGCTTTTATTGTTGCTCGACGTTCTAAGAAAGCTGGCCCTTACTTTCTCCGTGTCAATTATTTAAATATGGATTAAGCGTCTTCTCGATCTTCTTGATCTTCCTGTTCAATCTCTCCCTGTTGTTGTTCAATTTGATCTAATATAACATCGATTAATGCCATCATTGTTAAATCTAATCGGTATGTAGTCTGTAAGTTTTTAAGACCTCCCACCGAGTTTCTAATATATTCGGACATTCTTTTTTGACCGATCGGGTCGCAAGTTTGTATGCACTGTATTGCTTGATGATATGTTTCTTGTATTCGGCTGATATCGCTTTGACGATCCTGTTGTTGCCACCACCGTTGTAGCCAAACAGGAACGAATTGTGAACGTTTTTGATGAACTCTGAAAAGACGATGGGTTGTATCTAAACGATATCCGGGTTCTATACTACGTAATATACGTAGATTGATTAAGGTTGTCTCATATAAGGAGGACATCTCAAATGTCATTTATATACAAGGAATATGATTTATATACTGATAAACACAGAAAAAAGATAAAAAAAACTAAATTTTTAATTATTAGCTTTGTATTTCGCTACTTGGTACTAAATAGGATGTAAACACTGTAGTAAGTATAACATTGACAATATTAACAATATTTTCTGGTGGTAAACTTGACCCTAATAACACCTGCATTGTTTTGGAAACACTCTCGGAATGCGTAAGAGATTGTTGTATATAATCTGCAATACAATTTCTTTTCAAAAGTTGTAATAAGTTTTCTACAGAACAGATCTGATGTTGAAGTAATAATATTTCTGCTTTCTGTCCTATCCATCGTATTGATCTTAGGCTGGTAGTGTATGAACTGTAAATGGGGCCTACTAACTGCCAGCTCCCTCCTGTAATTTTATCTAAAATGGCATCGCATGCAATGACATCATTTTTGGCTCGATGTGCTGCTTCTATCGGACGATTAAACAAATGTTGATTTAGTCCTGCCAGAGAGAAATTATCATCTTTGCTTTTAAAATGGTCTCTACAAAAATGTAATGAATCAAAAAAGAACCAATGCAAAGGTAAGGTCTGTAAATATCGCGCTGCTTCCAATTCTAGAATCGGTTTATCTGCTTTAAATGTATTATGTGATATAAAGATAGGTAGACCATTTGTCTGTTCTTGTACCCATTTTCTTAGTTTCTCTAATACCAGATCAAATGTTTGTGCCTTTTCTTCTTCTAAAAACTCTCGTGTTAGTTGTGGTAAAAACGGGACTGGTGGTGGTGGAAAAACAGAGATATTCGGATCTGGATCAATCACTTCTACAAAGTACTGTCCCGTGTCTTTACAGAGCACTGCAATTTCCCAAATTTGACAATTTTGTAGATCTTGTACTTGACCGATAAATTCGAGATCGAATACAAAATAAGCACTATTTTGAATACTTGCAATATTGGTCATTTGTTTTTTACGACAGTTGACTATATAGTAATATATACAATTACTATATATGTGTCAAATATTCCAAGAAACTAATTCACGATAATAGGTCTTTTTAAGATGCTCGGTACCCTCTTTGTTAGGCGGTTACACTCCCGTTTCCATTTATAAATAATCTTATCTATTGGCTGAACTATAGCATTATTCGAGACCCTATAGACTGCCTGATACGCGCTTCGCGACGTTTCAAAAACAATATAGGAGTCTTTTTTCTCAGTAATAACTAACCCAATATTATTATGACAGGTAGGGCAATAAAAAGTAGAGGTTTCTTTCCATTTCTGCTGGAGACAATGAAGATGAAAGCTGTGATTACAGCGCGTTTTAGTAAGTAAACCAGAAGTTTCTGAACATAAACTACAGTGCATTTTGTTTTCTCTCTTGGCTAATTTATACAGATGTAACGACTACAAAAAATCCCAAAAAAAAATGTTCTACACATATTTTGTTTTTATCTATCATTTATTTAAGTTTAATATCGATGAGACGTTTAGAGCAATTACTACAATCTAATTTAGTCTGTACTAATGATGTTCTTTATTTTTTTTTCAAGAAAAATCGTTTCTCTTGTGAAATAACGTCTGGGGGTCTTTTGTGGAAATGTAGTTGGCAAAAACCAGGGAGTAGTACAGTGACTCCGCTTTTTCGTAATACAGCCACACTTGATGGTAGACCATATATCAAAACTTTCGAAAGTTTAACTGATTGGACTGAAACTTGTATACAAGAATGTCTGGATGAATATCATACCCGATACAGTTCTTGGAAGCGTGTAAGACATGAGAGATTAGATCAACCTATGGAAATAATTTACAAACATCTACAAGAGAAGAAACTAGGAAAGGAACCGGTCTCTGAGATAAATTGTTCGTTATATGAACAGATTGCCGCCTTAACTGACTTGGTTGAACAGACACAATCACAAGTTAGACTCTGGGAACAATGGTTTGTCACAAATCACCCCGGTAAAACCATACCAATAGCATCGATTATTCCCAAAGAACCGGAGCCGATCACAGTAGAGTTAAGTGAAACCCAACCATTTGTACTGAATTCAGCCGAGGGACAGTATATGGTTTTACACCGTTTGAATGAAGTCGCTCCAACGGAATGTATGGAATGGTTGAAATCGAATGGTTCTGATCATTTTCAAACTATACTAAAAGAGGTTAAAGAACGAGTAACATTCGATCCTGTCGTAGAAGCCCCACCCAATTGGAGCCCTGTAGATGTAAATTCAGCCAAACTATTTGTACATCAGTTTTTTTCCTAATAAAAATCATATTTATTTTTTTTTTATATCTTTAATGGGATGGTTTTTACGGCGCATTGCTGTTCTATAATCACTTGAACTAATATTGTTATCTTCGTAGTCAATAAATTTCTGAATAATACCATAAAACAATAGACTCCAAGTGCTGGCGATTTCCTCTCTACATTTTGCGCCTGTTATTACTACTTTTCCTGATCGAAATATTAAAAAAACTAGTTTGGGAGAGGATGTTCTAAACACTAGTCCGGGAAATAAATCGGGCTCATATGAAACATATGGGCCATACGCCTTACTCAATTCTACCAATTTCAATGCATGAGGTATTTCGGAGGAAGCCACAATATTTTGTATTTTGAAATTTCGGAAACTAACAGGAATACCATGCTTTTGTAAAATACGGACATATTTTCTTCCAGCAAATCGAGATTCTAATTCTGTCCTGGCCCCAGTACAGACCATATTACCCGATGCAAAGGCTAACGCCGTAGTTCGCGGTTCTCTAATTCTTAGACTAGCGGCAGCAAATTTTTGAGGATTGTATTCAACAAAAGGCTTATTTAAAGCAATAGCACGCAAATCTAAATGATCTACTCCCAAATTAAAGGTGGCCACTACATTTTGTAGGGTAAACTCTGGTAATGGTCTTTTGGTCGCAGGAACAAGTAATGCATCTACATCAATTCTTTTCTTTTTTTCTTTTCTTCTTGGCTTACCTTTTGAAGAGACTGCTTTTCTTTTTTTAGTGCTCATTGTGATTAATTACTAATGACTGCTTATATGGGATCGGCACTCCTCAATTTAAATCCCAAAAAAAAAATGGCAATTCTGTTACAGATATTATTTAAACCTGTCAACTATGATCTTGAATGAATGAACATATCTTTATTGTCTCCACTATGACCATTGAATTAACCGCCTCTGTCTTCCAAGAAATCGGTATTGAGTTGAATATATCCAACTCTATCCAAAAGTTTCAATATAATAATAAGCAGTTTTGGATTGCTTGTATGCACCCGATATTACTCACCTTATCCGAATCTCTACTTCCCTATGTTGATAAATGTGTGCTTATTTACCATAAGCATGCTGTATTAAGCTGTTTGAGAGTTGAAAACACTATGCGTTTTCTGAATCAACAGCATGCACACATTGATATAATTTCTGTTTCTCAACCTTTGTTAGTTGTTCAGCACCAATCATTGGTAAGAAAACAATATAACCAAATCGGTTTCCTCCGATTATTCTTAACGGGGAATTTGGCAGATACTTTGAAGCAAATATAACAATTAAACATATTTTATATTGGAGGATTTATCGGAGTATCGACCTTCAACTACTGGGGCACTCGCAATGGCAGTTCCATCACTCTCTGAAGTAGAAACTACGGATGGAAAGTAAAACATGAAGATATCCGGCAATAATAAGACTGCAACAGCCAATGCGTACCACATGAATAAACTACCAAAGCTCTGTTCGCATTCCACCGAAGAACAAGCTGGCCATGCTGTTCCTGCTGCTATATGATTATTTAAATCAAATTCAACATCGATCACACGTCCAAGTCCAGTGTCAATTTTATCACACATTGTTACCCAACTGCCTGCTGCTTGTACAGCCAAATAAATTCCCCCTGCTGCCCAAATTATAGTGACTAATGCGATATTACGAGAACTGGTATTATCCCTAGTCTTATTATAATTAATACATGTACACCACCAACCACAGGCTTTTTGTTGATTTTTACCTGTTCTACGTTTACTTGGTATACAACTAAACCTATCCCCATAAGTCATACTGGACACTAGATCTCCATTATTAAGTCCAATCCAGGTTGACATCAAAAACAAGGCAATATTTGCCGCAAACAGATAAAAAGTTATCATTCCTAAAATGGAAATAAGACCTGACCAACCGGGGCAGTCCTCGACATTCACTGTTTTGGCACATTTGTAGGCAGAAATCCATCCCGATGACCAGACTTGTGTTTGATTGCCTGTCCCTTGGCACAAATGCACTTCTTCTGGTATGACAAAATTGCTACATTCAGAGACATTGGTAGTATTAAGTCCCGCATTTCTGGGATATTCTAGTACATATCCATCCCTTAAATCATCAATAATAGTACCGTTTTTAAAGGGTTTATTAGCATCCCATCTTTCTAATGCGATCTCTGAGCCTGGAAATTGAGACTCATCCATCATGACTCCAAATTGCATAAGTGTTAATAAACTAAAAACTATAATTGCTACTGTTACAATTGAACGAAGAATGCCAGTCAAACTATCACAGCATTTTTTGCCTTTACCAGTAGTAATGTTAAAAAGACCACAACAGCCGAAAAAGGCGACTGGACAGTTATCACATGTATTAACCGTGTCTCTACCGGATGTATCACCGGATGTCTGACAACAAGGGCCACATCCACAAAAATTAGTGGGGACTGCTGTATCGTCGATCATTGCTGTATCGTCAATCATTTTCTTCTGTGAATTACTGGTTGCCATTTTTTTTTATATATAACTTCTCTTTATATACTATCAAAATGTAGTCAATACATCAACCTAACCCCGTCTTAATACCGCTTGTAAGGTGGTATTGACCTGATTATGTACACTGTGTTTATGAGTGGATGAATTCAACATTGTCTGTTCTAAATACCATCCCTGGTTAATAAGACTATCAATCACTTGGTATACTGTATTAACAACACTTCCACAACCACGAATTCTAATTTTTTTCGTTGTCTGACGAATAGACTTCAAAATATCTTCCGAGGTTTCAGTACGTCGAATTGTCAAATCAATCGAAGACTTCTTTGGATGGATAACAACAGATAGTGAAGATTCACCGCTCTGATTTGCTTCAATGCTGATAACAACATCATGGTTACGACGTCTCCAAGCATCGCAAGCAAATAGTAAGGTAGCCGGGGTCTTGGTCTTGACCGTTTCCGAAAAGATATGTCCATTATCTAATGAAGAACTCATCTTTACCATCCAATCCTGTTTCTGCATAATAAAACATCTTTTTGTGTTAGTAAATACCTCTTTTTCCTATACAACGAAGGATTTAAAAGTTAGAATTCAATTTTTTTATTTGTTAATATTTTTATTAATGTCTCTGTTATATTTTTTGAGATCATTCTACTTGTTTTTGTTTCTTACTAAGTTCAGTAGCTTCATTAGGATGAGGGGAGCACCTTTTTCGTTTAGTGTTGCTCTTTGTTACCTTTTGCCAACTGTTAACTAAGCCTGATGGATAACTAATGAGTGGTCTCACATAATCTTCATTCATTTCCGCGGTAATAATATTATCAATGACTTGGCGAGGTGTCATCGTTTTTTTACCCAAACTATGACCGGCATTTGCTGCCACTTCAAGGTCAATGTCTCGAGAGATACCATAACCATCTCGAGTTCGACTAATAGCTGCCACTTCAGAGGTAGAAGTAATCCAACGAGAAATCGAAGAATTGGCCAGTACATTATCATACCATAACCCTTGACCCCCTGGTTCTCTCTCAATTACTTTGAAAACATGAAAACAATCTTTATTGTAAGGCACTGCTGTCAAAATTCTTTTTTTGTCTGACTTGGCATGGGTTTCGGAGGCTAAAATTTGAAAAACACTGTCACTTATATCTTCACAATGGCCTAATATATGACTGACATGAATGAAAACCCCTTCATTTGTAATATAAGCGGACTGTTTCGGTTGTGGAGTTGATGCACGACCGTTGACACCTTGAACTGGTACTGGGAAGAGGGGCGCTGCTTCACTGCCCACACTGACCTGCAAAGTATATTTAGGTGCTCGAATTGTATGGCGACACATATTACTAATAAAGTTCATAATATTATTACCCGATGTTCTACCTTGAGCTAACGGAATCCGTGAATTTATTTTTTTGCTTAGTTGTGGAAGTCGGGGTAGTTTAATATAGTCAACCGAATTTTCATCTCCTGGTTCTCCAAAGTTTGGACTAAATTTCTCCATATTCCAAATAGTATTCAAAATCTTATGTTCAACCGGTGAACGAAATTGATCGGAGAGCATCGACAACGTAAAAATAACCATTTCTTCAGTAACGATGAGATGTGGTTCTAATTTGGGTAATTCATCCACCGAAAAGGGAAGACCATAGCAAGCACCACCGGGTAAATTAAAGACTTGTTCTATAGCAGTCACAATAGCCATATTACGAGCAAAGATCTTCACCCGTTCCCAATCTCGAGGCCCTGCTTTAACAATGCTATTCTTAGTCATTTTAGCTTTTAAACGTGGCAGTAAAATATTAGCAGCTTGGGTATTAACATCACGGATAACACCTGCCCATATTGCTTTTTCTACTAGCATTACTCTGAATTGTTCTTCTTGTGCTTCAAAATTCAATGCTTGTGTCATTTTTTTATCTTCATTCGTCATCATACGTTGACCATTCATACAATCATCAATGTCGCGACCTCTACGCTGCATTTGTTCAAAGTTACCCCAGAAAAAACGAGTAGCTAAGGCTTCTTCAACTTCAGAAGGTGGATCATTAGTAGCTCCCATCCAAACTCCAATACATTCCGATTTAGTTAAACGGGCAGATCGACGACCAGTACCTTCGTCTTGGCACCAAATTTTAGCGGTGACTTGTTGGGAAGTAAGTTTTTCTTTAAACATTGCTTCTTGAGTAGAATCAGCATTAGGATTCTTGGCAGTACGAAACATACCCGGTGGTGCTTCATGACAAACAGTTGTAATATCATTACGATTGCCATCAACCGCATCTGCTTTACCAGTTTGATAAGTTAAGACTTCGATAGTGCCGGGAATACTTTGAGCACTCATTTGATCAAATAAAAACGACTTCGAACAGGCACTTTCACCGGCTTGAAAACAATTGAAGTGAAGACCAAAAGCACGACGAAAAGAATCATAACGAGCATGTTGAATTAAAAACATCATACGATGTGCAGTCGATATAAGATAATATTGTTCATAACCTTCCATCAATGTTAAAACACGATTGGCAAAGACAGATAACGTAGGATCTGTTAAACGATGCTTAATTATAGTAGGCACTTTCTTATTTTCGTGCCAAGTTAACATTTTAGAAACAACTTCGGAAATACAAGCATCCGGATCTAAACATTGAGTTTTCATTTCACGAATAGCCCAAAGCTGGTAAGCAGCATAAGCAGCCGGGAATTCCGCGGTTTTCTCATAGGGAACACAGTCAGTACGAAATTTTTCTCTAGTCTGTAAACTAAGCGAAGTAAAAGCAGAACGATCGGAAAGACCTTGAATTCGTTCTCTTTCAATATCAGCCGGGGTTCGGATGTCATATTCAGTACAGGCATCCGGATCAAACGTAGCATCGTCCGGGTCTGGTTTCTCCATCTGTTTATTTCTCCAATACTGGTATTCAGGCAGATATTTAGAACAAAAGACTTTAGGACGTAGTTGACCCGGCGTTAACTTTAAGACATGTTCAAAAGAAGGAAATGTCAATTTACTGACACGAGTACCTACTGTAGGATTGCAAGTGTAATTTTCACGTACTGTAAAACGTGGGTCGGCAGAGTCCGGTGTACGTCCTAATGCACGATCAATTGTAAACACGTCGGTTGGATTGACTGGATTGATACCCTCCTTGTCCAAATGGGAAGAGGGGTTTAATATAATATCTAATTGACTAGTATATTCCTGACTTTGAGCATAACGGTCACAAATAGTACGGGTATACATCTCTAAACCAGAAACTCTCATCCACTTTTGATAAGGATGTAATCCAGAAAGTGGATCGACTTTACGAGAATTCATTTTACGGTTCATCGACTCTTTATGAAGTACCGATGAATCATAAAGCATTTTAGAGAGCTGAGCTCCAAAACATACTTTTTCAGATAAGGAAACAGCATGGAGACGGTAAGCTACTGCTTGGTCAGGGTGAGATGCTTTAGGCACCCATTCTAACCAGGCTTTGACATATGGAAAAACATCACCAGGCACGTCATCCTTATCAAGATCAGCAGACATAGCAATCATCTGTAAGAAAGTTTGTAGGGTCATTTCGTCATATCTAGCCTCGCTACTAGTATGACGAACATCTGAAAATAACGAACCGGCAGCACGAAACATATTACGTGGGATTTCATAGACAACATAGTCTTGGATATCGCCTTCAGAAAAATTTTCTGTAACTTTAGTGTGAGAATTGAAACCCCAAGATGCTAACGGCTCCATATATGAATTTGACATATTGACTTTATATTCTCTTTTCACACTATATTATTCAAAAAAATCATATGGGTAACATATATTTAGAAATCCAATATTCCAAAAAAAAATAACGTTAAATCACTTATGAAGAAATAATAAAGAAATGTGTCCAACAACAACCAACCTCCCCAAAAATTTATCAGAGAAAGAACTCCAACTCAACTTTAAATGGTAAAGCTTCTACGAATGGGATTGCTTAAGTATGAATATAAGCAGAGATAACTCAATTAAAGAATAAAAAAAAAAACTTTGCGAAAAACTTGAATACTTTTTTTGGAGTTTGTCCAAACCCCCGGATTTCCTCATATGTAGGGAATATATTTACGGAAACACCAAACCAGAAATTCGATGTTTTGGTAAATATATTCCCTACATATGAGGAAATCGAGCCTCTTCGATTTGGTTCCAAAATAGAAGTCAAAGTTTAAAAAAAAAAATCGTGACATAGTTCAAAAAAAAAAGAGACTTTAAAACCGATATTGTAGGACTGTTCTAATCCTAATCTTCATACTAAAAAAAATTGAAAAGTCTATAAACCCCCTCTATTCTCATTTTCAAATGGAATTTACATTACCTGCGTTAAGACAACAATCGTTCAGCAAGTGGTTTAATAAAAAAGTACCCCGTACTGATAATGTGGAAGAAAGAATTGTTTATCCGGGAATGAAATTGTCTTGTTCAACAAAATCGAGAGATCTACGTTCAGAAATAACACCGGGGCATATTTTTATAACATATGAAAAAGAAACAGAGAAATTTTATCATAAAGTACTTGGTTCTAATAATCAATTTGCTCTACTACCTAAAAGACTCTATAGCCATTGTTTTCATAATATCAATATTCATAGTATCCCGCCTAACAATCGTATTACTGTTCGTTTAACTGAATCCACCTCTGTTATTCTACCGTATATCCCCGACGATTTTGTGACTCAGAAAAGGTCAAAACGAGGATCAATGGTTCGAAAAACTAGAGGAGCAGTCAAAAAAATGAAGTTGGAACATGATGAACAATTAAATTCTCAATGGAATGGTAAAAAGAAAAAATATGTGGGATGGGTCACCCAAGTATTATCGCCAGATACAGAAACAGCGGGTGACGCTGGTATTAATGGTTTTCGGTTAAAAGCCTATCTTCGTGATAAGTTACAAGAATATGAAAATGCTTTATTGATAACAGTTCCAAATCCGTTTGCTGACAGTGAAAATATTTCTGATATTTGTAATGATCCCGAGCAAGCAGTAGCATTAACTACTGTTTTACATTTTTTACATCATTATGGTAGAAATTTTCTAAAATCACAATAGAATACAAGAACTGGGTCGAGTTTCAAGCCGTTGGATTAAAGCATCTGTATAGGAGCAACATCCCTGTACGGTTTTCTTATATTTCTTCCCTACTTCGCCAAATATAGTTGACTCTAGTGTAATAAGTGAGTCAGAAACAAGGACAATAGTAGCAGCGGTCTCCGGTGTCGATATACTAGTGTTTCCTGTCGATATACTGGTCAGATCGTTCATGATAAGTTGATGTATCTGCAAAATACTATTAAAATAGGAAGTAGGGGCGGTTGTCGATAAATCTGGTGGATGTCTAAAAATACTCTGTAATAATTTTACATTTGCCAGATATAGAGATTTCGGGGAAATGTCTTTGATTAGACTCATGTATATAAATAAAAGATCTTATTAATACCTCGCTCTAAAACCCCCGAATAAAATCCTGATCTAATTGTATATAACTCTACTACTCTACTCAAATGCTACAACAATTAGCTTCTGATACATCTAAAATTCAAGAATATCTTCGACTATTTAAATTTCAACTATCAACTACTATAGTCAATGAAAATAAATTAATCGCGATTAATGAACAATTTAAAGAGATGTCTCGAGTTTTATCAGGACACTGCGTTTCTACTTTGTTTGGGAATATAGAAACAGTTATAGGTGTGATCAGTGCTACTTATTTGCCGATAGAAACCTTAAAACAGGCAGTGCTTGCTACAACCCAATGTCGAGTCTATCTGGAGCGTTATTGTCGTACTAGATCTTGAATTAACCATTGTAAAGCTTTATTATTAGTTCCTGCTATTGCTTGGTCACAATATTTATGTGCAATCGCTGAAAGAGGCTCTCCATTTTGGCGTGCTAAGATCCAATGACCGACAGTGAATGCTGTCGGCGCAGTCGTTAGTGTTCTATTTAGGGAGACCCCATTGCGATTATCTCCCGAATAACTGGTATCGCTCCGCAAACCTTGGTACGACATTAAAGTTGAATTTTTTGCCATCTTTATCGCGCTGTGCGACACTATATAAGGTTATCATTATATTGTAAATGTATATTCGTAACATATTTTTTCGTAACATATTTTTTTTACTTTTATTACCAAGTAGTACTGCCAATATTTCAGCATCCCAATGTCGAGTCTCTGGTCATCAAGATACACTCTGTGATTATATGTTTCGGTTTGACAAATCATATGCGAATGTAACAGAAATGAATATGAGATTAGAACGGATTAATATAATCAAACCATCGTTAAGAGATGGGGTACATTTCGATCTGACCTCTCGTTCTGATCGGTTTCCACACGAATTGAAAGGGAATTATATGATGACAGCTCGCCACGAGCAAGCTGTAACCCGACATGCCCATAATAAACATGTTCCACAATTACATAGGAGTTATCCGCCGATTGATTGGAGAGATGTCAACGGTATTAGCTATGTTAGTTCTGTCAAAGATCAGGGTAATTGTGGTGGCTGTTTTGCGTTTGCTGCTGCGACTGTCTTAGAATATTGGCTTAAAAAACATGGTCATCCTCCTAGTATTTCTGTTCAACACCTTCTAGATTGTACCAGTACTAGGAATGGGCCGAACGATGGCTGTGAAGGTGGGGGGTTAATGGCATACGTTTTTCAATATAGCAGCGAATTTGCAGTGATGCTGGATAGGGAGATGCCATACTACGGAGTAGATAAAGTTTGTCCACGAGCTAAAGTATTATCCCATGTCAAAGTGGCAAATTGGAAAGTATTAGAAATAGATACTACCAGAAATGCAGAAGATCAACTGGAATATATTTTACATCATTACGGGCCAGTTTCTGTAGGAGTTGATAGCAAAAACTGGGATCATTACCGAAGTGGGGTCTTTAGAAGCACTATGTGTGGCCATGATATTGATCATGCCGTCACTATTGTTGGGTTCACTAAAAAATATTGGATAATTAAGAACTCGTGGGGGAAATTTTGGGGTATCAATGGATATTTATATCTAGAGAGAGGTAAAAATGCCTGTGGTGTCGCGGAATATATTGTTTATGTAAGTAGTGCATACCCCATTCTACAAAGATTACCATCCATAGCTGACTGGAAATTAGTATCTTAGGCAGTAATGTCAACGGTAATCGCATCTTCTGGTACAGACAAGACTAAATGTCCGATTACAGTGGTATTCGACCGCTCCCTTGTGAGAGGACGGTGTTTTAGACTATAAACAAAACAGAGAATAAAGAGTATAATAATAATAGCCAAAATATACTCTTTGGAGGGATTAACCATTTGTTGGCGCTTCGCGACGTCCCTATATATTCTAAGAAAGCAAAATAAAAGCCACAAAAAATGTCCAAATTGCCAAAATAAAGCCAAATAAATATAATTGAAATTTACTTGTATACTGCGATTTAATTTTGTTGATCGATTTCTGTAAGGTGTCTTTACTTTCTTCTAATACACTATGCATATGCCTGAAATTGTCATTATTATTAAGCATCATCTCTTGATTAAGTAAAATGACATGGCCTAGCTTATTATCAATCTCACCCACTCGAGCGTCTAAAGCAGTAACACCTTTTTCTAGATTACCAAGCCGACTGTCGATGTTTTCAGTGGCGAGCATTTGCTCCCGAACAGATGTAATATATATACACTTAAAAGTCGGTTGACATAGAATCCAACAAATAAGACAACCAAAAACTTTCAACCCGTGTATACTATATAGCCTTCTCATTTTATTAGATATGATTTGGTATACAATCTGCGGAGGTCTCGCCTTTACAAATTTAATTCTTTTCTTTATTTATGTTGGTGGTTGTGATGGCTTACTTTTTACATGGATACCAATACAGACTGCTATCGTCACCGTTACATTTACTGAACATCCAGCACTATCAATAGACCAAATATTACAGACCCTCTTCTTCTATTTTGGCTCTCATTTGATTCCAGTTTGTTTTCTGGCAGTTTTTAGTATTGGACTTCAATTTCACTCTCCACATTGGAAAACAATGTGGGGTGCGGCTATGTTTAGTCTTATTGTACTTATGGTAGGTTTTTACTTGTTTCAAGATATAATTTTACTGTTTATTGCCGGAATTATTACTATTATAATAAATGGGGTCAATGTAGCACATATGAATGTAAATGCACCAGAAACTGTTAATATTACTTGGAAATATGCCGGGGCTTGTAATATTTTTACCATAATAACCATTCTAAGTCTATATTTACTGGTAGAGTCTGGCTATACGACATTAGCGAATTTTTTAACTATCATACCAATTGTTTCAATGATGGTTTTAATACATTCCACTCTAGTAGGAGACAGACTCTTAACACAGAGACATATTGCATTACTAGCATTGCAAATCTGGCCCTCTATGGCGTTTACTATTAGTACAATACTTTGTCTCAAAATGGAGTGGGAACAAAGTATTTTGATTCCAACAGTCTTTAGTTTGATAATAGTTCTATTGCAATTCATTCTCTTTCAACGTCAAAAAAAAAAACAAAAAGGGAAATGTCCAAAAATATACAAAATTATCCGGGATGAGACAGTCCCTGCTCACGCACATAGGCAACAGAATATTATTTTTTAGTTATTAGTATATATTTAGAATGAAATATATTGTTAATTATTTTTATTGCTCTATTCAGAGATTCTTCTTTTTTTGGGCGATGGTTGTTCTAATGAATATAAAACTCCACTGTCATTATTAACAGATTCGGGATTAGAATCAATACGAATCCCATGTGTCAAACTAATACTTAATTTCATACCGAATTTCCCGTCAGCCATAAAATAAACAGATGGACGAAGTACAGGTGCAATCATAGCGTTACGTTGAACAGATTCCACTGTAATACTTACACCGTCAGAATCAGTCATTGGTATAGTATTTTTGGTACCGTTTTTACTGTAAACGTTTTGACTAAATTTTAACTGACGATATTCATCTTCTTCACGTTTAGAAATAGGAGCGTTAAACGAATCAACAATAATTGAGCGAAAAGCACTATCAAAGTTTTCACCCGTCTCAGCTACCAATTCATCTGCTTCTTCTTTACTTTCTTCTTTCAATTTGACTAATAAATTGGAATGTTGAATTGAATAATCAATAATATCAGCTTGCATTTTCTCAATGTAATCAAACAAGGCAACTGACGCCGGATTTGTAATATCTTCTTTAGTAGTAGCGTTATATTTAGCTCCTTGTTCGGTTACACCCGGAATTTTACCAAATGTACCATCACCAGTGAGATCAGAAAAGACGACTTCAGTAGCAAGAGGACGCATTTCGAAAGAGCAATTGGCATCATCATTAATATTTAAATAGGTACGATCATCTTTACCTTCCGAAAAATTCAGGTGATAAACTCTACCGGGTGTTTCAATTGATTCCATAGAAGCTACTGGACGTCCAGTACCTGTAGAATAGACTACCAAATCGGTAATCATCGTGTAGGTTAATCCATATTTATCTTTGGACATAATGAATGGACGTACCATAAATGGTACTGATAGTAAAGCACCATTTTGAATTGTTGGTGATTGCTCCATTTCAATGTATTTATCTCCAGCAGGTTGGACATATCGGACATTACGAGGAGATAAATCTTTATTAAATGCCGCACACTTAATAACAAGTTGGTCTTCACCATCTTTAGTTTTCAATGGAACCATGGCAGCCTTTTTAAAGGCTTTCAATCCCATTTCTCTCAATTCCGGTTCCGTTTTTTTTTTACCATAACGTTTAGTAATTTTAGCCATGACAGCACTGGCAGTTCCACCAGCATCCAAATCAAACATTTGCGTTAAAATATTGTCGTTAAAATGAGTCATATATTGAAAGTACTCAGAACGGGCTCCACTAAATTGTTGATCTTGACCAGTACGGACTAAATTAGTAACAATCTTAGAGGTTTCTTTTGTTTGAGAAAATTTACCACCAAAATTTCCACCTTCACCCAAGTGAGGAAATAAAGCATTACAAGGAGGTGTCATCATTTTGAAACCGTAACCGGCATCATTTTGAATATCAAAGTAATTTTCTTGTTTACCGGTTCTACGAGAGATACGAGTGGCTTCAACAAATTTGGGTGCAGATTGTTTTTTGTAATTGAGCATTGAAAATTTAGTAATTGGAAATTCTGACATTTTTAGGTTTTGAGGTATTCTATATACTTGTATAATTAGATAAAAAAATTATATTATTAACATATTTTTTTTTAATCTTAAAAATCGAAAATCGATAGGTATTGAACAAAAAAAAAAATGAACGTTTTGAGACTATATATTATATGATATAATATTCAAAATGTCAGTATTTAGAGAAAATACACAGCGTACGGAACAGAAGGAAATTACAGAACAGAAGGAAACTTTTGCGAAAGAACCAGCAAAGATACCGTATCGATGTAAACATCCGGCCCTTAACAGTACAAATAACAGTACGACTGTCGACAGTAAGACTGATATCGATGTTGGTTTAGTTTATGCAGATCACACAGTTGATTCATTTGTAAGCGCCGAGTATCCGTTTAAGGAAATTACCGAGTCTAGAGAAAATTATAAAAAAATGTTTAAAAATGAATACGTTAGGACATGGGGGATGAGTAATTTTTTGGAAAATGTTGCTCATAACGATCTGATGAAATATTTTCAAACGATTCCAAACCATGGGGGAGGAAGTAGCTTTTACTACGCTATTGTTAATTTTATAGATAGTACTACATCTCTTCGCAATACCTTTTGGAAAAACACAGAGTATTTAAAGTTATTAGCAGAAAATTTAAAGTTATTAGAAAAAAAACAACTTCCGCAAAAATTACAACACCTGAGAGACGCGTATCCTCGTCGCCATGGTACCATTATTAAGACGCTGGAATTTTTCAAAATGCATTGGATTAGACATTTAGTTTATAATGAGGTCAAAAGGGATAGTCGAACCACAGAAAAATTAAAAGCAATGCTACTAAAGGGAGTAAAATGGACATTGAGTGATTTATTTGTTGATAGAGAAGTACTAATGGGTGTTGATAGAGAAGATGAATGGTCACTGGGCAATGTCGGCAAAGAATGTCGAACAATAGACGGTATGGAGATATTGGCAGCAGCTCGTATTATCAAACATGATATAATTATCCGGTTTTCACGATTTGTCTCGAATCCCCCAAAAAATCGAGTAGGGTTTAGGTACTTTGAAATAAAACCGCATAATATGCAATTGAGATCTGCGTGTATACTCAAAGTTAATAATGGACAATATGCAAACTTAGTCGCGATAAAAGAAGGTAATGGGCCTACCAAAAAAGAATCATTTGATAGACAGAAAAATCAGTCTACGCCGGAAATCTTTATTACTCAGAATTCATCTCTTATAGAAGATTTGTTGATGCACGAGCATAATTTGTCTGCTTATATTGACCGCACCAAAAAATGGCGTGGTCGTACTAGGTCTCCTTCTAGGTCTCCTTCTAGGTCTCCTTCTAGGTCTACTAGGTCTACTAGGTCTACTAGGTTGAGACAAAGTAATAAGCATCATAAGCATAGTAATAATATGTCTCACAGCCCGTGTACGGAGACATTCAAAATCGGTGACATTATAAAATATGCTCCAAGTGATGACTTGCGTATGCATATAGCAGATGACGTTGGTATGGTTATCGATATAGAAGAGGGCACTGGTATGGTTACAGCAGTTTTAAACAGAGGACATACAATCTATGTTCCCTCAACAACAATTTCAAAAGCCTCTTATACAACAATTTCAAAATTCAAACAATGGTTAGATCTAGACAGAAACAAAAGAGAATCGTCAAAAAGTGCCAATTTAAGAGATTTTTTCTACAAATGGCGCCGGGAACAGTACGAACAGCATAAACGACAGCGGGAACGTCTGCGGGACAACATAGGAAGGCTTGGTGATAACGCGATTGAATTGGCAGCAGAATCCAAGTGGTTGGGAGACTTGCAAATCGACGGGGTTACTAGGGATCTGCTCCAAAAATATAAAGTGAAGGTGCAAAAAATGGATAGGAAATATAATTCGTTTTTTGTGTATTTCAAAGGAGAACAGGCAGAGATTACGGTTCTTCAGAATCCGACATGGCAAATTGATCTCCAAAATTTTGTGGAACGAAAGTTAGTTGAGTGGCACGAGATGTACCAGCAAAATACAGATCCCGAACATCGGCAAGCAATCCCAGTGTCCGCTGTTAGGAAGAGGTCTTCTAGGTCTCGTACTGATAAATCTTCTACTCATCACAGCCACGATACAGTGGACGACGCGGACACCGTGCACCAAGACTCGTGGGGGTCTCCTTCTAGGTCTCGTACTAGGAGACATAGTAAGAAACATAAGAATACGGCTCGTAATATGCCCACAGTGGGCACAGTGGGCACTGTGGAAACTGTTACTCATAGGTCTCCTAGGTCTCCTACTAGGAGGAAACCTAGTAAGAAACGCAGGAGTATGGAAGACTATAAATTCCTCTCTGATGTCAGACAGCATTACGAGCGTTACAGGTCGAAATGGATTCAAAAATTACCATCTGATTTGGAAAACAAATTATTCAAATATGTACAAAGTAAACAGGAACAACTTAGAGCAGCAGGATTTTATCGCCAAGACTTTACCACACAAAGTCCGCGTACTCTTTCTTCTATCTTTCCTAATTGGCCACTTTCACCGTTACTTCTTGTACAAGTACTTAATTCTATCCGTCATCCTGTTATCCGTACCACACACAATTCGGAATCAGAAGTTGATATAGAGTATCTCAAAAAAGAAATTATGTTATCAATCGGAACTAAAGGTGCTTGTTGTTTCTTAAAGGGTCTCAACAATAAATTAAAAAGACAACTCACAAACTATATGAAAAAGATAATCACATTAAACATGGGCTTTCATAACGGTTGGCTTTTTGATTTAGCTAACATAAAGAGTATCACAACTGAGTTAGACTTGGATGTAGGAATAGGATTGGTACTGCTTAACTGGGGTTACTCCCAAGTTGATGTCCTGTCAATACAGAACCAAAGAAAACAAACATTTAAAAGAGAATAATTAATAATTTACACTCTAAAATAATTTACACTATAAAATAACTCTCCTTTTTTTTTTTGTAATAAATCTCATGTAACAATTGGAAAGGTACCAATATTAGCAAGATTTCATTTACTAATAGAATCCAAATACATTTACCATAATTGGCTTCTAGATATTTCTGTCTTAAATTGGACACAATGATATAAACACAGCACTTGAGACATGCCCTAAACGGTGACTGTAATAAGGGCGTACAATTGAGCCATTTCACAATCCAAACTACAGCAGTCCATGCAATATATTTTTGTCTCGGTAATAAATATTCTACAGCTACTGCGAAACAAACAGCACAATGTAATAAAATCACTCTTAGTATCTCATTTTCTGTTTGATCACTATCTGTAATAACCATTATTGCAATTGTGGCAAAATGGAAGGGATAAATCTTCTCTAAATTAGCGGCACAAAATATAGTTTGTACGGCTATAATTTCTTCTCTGTATGATATTAAAACAAAATACCCTAGCAAAATTCCCCAAGCTATAACCCTATTTATCATTAATAGAATAGAGCTCTTCCTTTATACACTGAATTAAAATATTGAACTATACTGTATTCCCTAGTTTTCAGTATTCAAGATGTTTTTTTTTTGAACTGTGTCCAGCACAAATCCAAGAATTTTTTTTTTCTTAAAACTTTGACGTTCTGGAACCAAATCGAATAGGCTCTATTTCCTCATATGTAGAGAATATATTTACCGAAACACCAAACCAAAAATTCGATGTTTCTGTAAATATATTCTCTACATATGAGGAAATCCGGGTGTTTTGACAAACTTCCAAAAAAGTATTCAAGTTTTTCGCAAAGTTTTTTTCAGCACAGCGTTCCGTATTTTTTTTTTTTTCTAAAAACTTTGACGTTCTGGAACCAAATCGAATAGGCTCTATTTCCTCATATGTAGAGAATATATTTACGGAAACACCAAACCAAAAATTCGATGTTTCCGTAAATATATTCTCTACATATGAGGAAATCCGGGTGTTTTGACAAACTGACGCGGAGCGCCGTATTCAAGTTTTATTGTTTTTTTTTTTTTGAACTCCCGAAATTTTTTTTTCTTAAAACTTTGAAATCGAATCTAATTGACTGTAATTTTCCTCATCTCATTCTGAATAAAACTAACACTATTCAACAACCGGACATACGCTCTCTTAGCAAACATGCTGTTATTATATTCTATTATTTTTGAAACTACCTCTTCGTTATTGACATTTCCTTTCCCGGTGACATTATTATTGGTAAACCACTGGATCGATTCTTTGATTAACTCTTCTGGTAAGTGTAGAATATACCAAAGGTTCAATACAATGACCTTTAGACGTTTATGGAAAGTAAATAACTGTATATTGTCTACTACTATTAAAATTCCATCCTTGGATAATAATTCTACTCCAGTTAATATGCATGTTGATTTTGTCGGCACTTGATCATATTGTAAACAACTGGAAGCATGTACAAAGCTGCTAAATAACGGCGATTCTCCTACATGTTCAATGATTGATTTGCAGAAATCTGCTCTCATTTGGTGAAATGAAGAAACTTCGCGAATTAGAATCAAATCTTTTGATTGATCTGTTTTCTCGTCTATTTTCTGTACATGTGTGGCATCCAGTTCATTGGAGAGAAAAAAGCGAAAGAGTTGCTGAAATGTTTGAAAATCGTCCATATTAACTAATAATTGAAGTACATATATACCATATTCGATAAAATCCAATATGAATATATGTTAATAATATTTAACTATTTACTGATTCTATTCTAATCTAAGAACAAGACCTCTCAAATGTATGCTACTATGACTGAAATTGAGAAAGAGAGATGTAAATCGGATAAAATGTATGAATGTCTTATTTCTGATTCTAGTACTCTTACAACGACCTGTCATCAAATATATCAACATCTAAATAAAAGAGTTCCTTCTACCGTCATGTCACAACGATTAAAACGAATGACAACGGAAGTCTTGACATCTAATGATCGAGTTGCTAAGCATGCGTTTCTATTTTTTAGTCTAAATGAAGAACCGGAAATACAAGAATTATTCTTAAATGAAAAAGAACAATTGGTACCCCCCGATAAGTTTACTAAGTTTATTAAAGACGAATTACCAATTTTATGTGACAAATTATTGACTGGTTCTTTCACGTCACTTCGAGGCTATGTAAGTATTTTTTTTTTTGTTCAAATTTTTTTTTTCTTTAAGCGCATCTTACTTTTTTTTTTTTTTTTTTTGTTCGAAGATTTCCTGTTGTTATTTTTCATTTTTTATTT